GAACAGGCCGCGCGTGCGCATCTCCGAGTCGCTTCCGCCCTGCATCTCCTGAGAGCCGCAACAGACCGCCTCCATATCGCGCTTGACCTCTCGCAGGGCTTTCGCCTTGGAGTTGCCATACTCGTTGTCCACGGCCGCGACGCCGCCCCGGCGACTGATGGCCTGCTGAACGTCGGTGACACCGAATTCATCCTGAACACGGTGAACGTAGGAGCCGAAGCGCGTGCGCTTAGCTGCCTTGTTGTTGCCCTTGCCAGCATCCTGACCTTCCCGCGTGCCGCTCGTGCGAGGCTTGCGGAGAGTGTCAGCCAATACTTCGATGAAGGTTGCGTTGGGTCCGTCGCCTTTAGTGACGGCACTGGTGAAAGGAGTCTCTTCAGGCTCCAGGATTGTGAGGATATCCCGTAAATCCTCACGGTTACCACCGATTGTGCTCGGTGAGCCATAGCTATCTGCAATCATAGTTTTGCGCTAATTAACGCCCGCTCTGGCTTCCTGCCTTGCGAGCCTTTTCTGCGCGAGCAACTTCGACAAATCCCCTTCCCGCCCTCCACCTTCTGAGAACTGCTTCTCCGCCGCACTGACCGTCGCTGCCTTAGTCGCATTGGACTTTGGAGCCGCGCTTGGCGCGAACGTGACTACTGGCGTCGCCTTACGTTTCGGCGGCATTCCAGCCTTCGTTTTCTTGAGTGCTTCGCGCTCCAAGCGATGCCCAGTGACTTGCCGGGCGACCACGAGTTCAAAATCAGGCCTTTGCAACACAGCCGGATTTTCGCGAATGATACTCAGAGCTTCTTGGAACTCAGGACTGTTTTGGTTCCCTACCCAAGGGTAGAGTTTCACAGCTTCACCGTGAGAGGTTTGACGCTTTGTTTCCCAGTCTTGCCGCAACATCTCGAGCCGCGTTTCCCGCTTAGCATTAAGCCGGATTTGCTGGCGTTCGCTCTGTCGCCGCAAGTCTCGAACCTGCTCATCTGTCAGGTCGTAAGTCTTACCCTCACTCTCAAAGGTTCCCCCGTGGGGATTTTCCTCTGCCCAAGCCATGAACGCTTCAGCACCAGAGAGTTCGCTGTCGATTTCCTGAACGGACCGGTCGGCTTCAGCATGCGTTTCGGAAGGATGTTGCTGCGTCGACTTCGGCGCAGGTTGCTGAGGGTTTTCCCTCAACGCCTTCACTTCTTCCCGCAGGTCGGCCAGTTCCTCTCGAGTCTCCTGCAATTTCGCGTGCTTCTTGTTGAGCTGCTTTTGCAGCTCTCGCACCGCCTTTGGAGGCTCTTCGGTTTGCGTTTCAGCGTCGACAGCTTCTGTTCCCTCATCGGCATCAGCCTGTTCAGAAGCTTCTTCATCGCCCTCAGCGTCAGCGGCTGCGTCAGCCAGGGCGGCGGAGTCATCAGTTTCAGAATGTGAAAGAGCGGAATCCGCTGCATCCGATGCCGCTTGCTCGCTGCTCGTTCCGGATGCATCGGTTTCGGCGTCTACCGGTTCAGCTTTCGGAACGGAAGAAGTCTTTCGACTCTTAGCCATCCGTATTCCAAGGTCTCCGAGGGTCATATTGCCACTCGAAGGTTCAGTTGATACCGGTTCCGTCGTTTTTTCTGTAGTCATGCAGTTTCGTGCCTTGCAAGAAGGCGGTCAGAGATTGTTCAAGGGCACAATCAACAGGAAAGCCCGTTCACCAGGCAGAGAATCGGAAAGGAGCGGTGAACGGAAGGAGAAGACCCCGCTTTGAGGCACACTCAGGCAGAGTTGGGCAAATTTACGCCTCTTCTTGGTCTGACGGTTCCGTCATTCCACCTTCAGGCGCAGGTGGATTGAGAAGACCAGTCAACTGGGCGGCTAAAACCCGGAATGCCCAGACACTACCGTTGGCGTGCGCCAGCACCCCGTAATCCTTCGCCACAGGTTGACGGCAAGCCGCGTCGCTGAAGTCAATACGGTTGCGCTCCAACCAGGTGACCACAGCACTGAATCGTTCATCCAAAGCCAGAGAGCGGAGCAATGCTTCAACCTGCTCAGGCTCGAGTGCCTCCCCCGCTTTCTTGTGCTCGTCGTAAGTCATTGCTTCTGGAAATGCCTAAACTGGTCAAGGAATTGGGATATGGAGCCCATCCAGGAGTCTCCACCGCCTTTTGGCCCCGTCGGGTCACTCCACGTGGTAACGCAATCCTCCTGCTTACTGACGGAGGTAACGGTATGACGACGGCCACAAGACTTGTCCCCTTGGAGCGAATTAGCTACCCCGGCATAAACCCATTGAGTCCCCGCTTCTAATCGAATCATCTTACGCACCAAGTCTCCCGATTACCGCATTTTCGCGCTGCTGGAGTTGAAATTGAAGTTGCTGGAGCCGCTTGTCCATCACTTCTTTGAAGCGCCCCTCCTTTTCATACTGCTCTTTTGCCATTGGATTGGTTGAAAAGATGTTCTGGAGCGTCTGCAGGCGCAATTCGTAGGCTTGCCCCTCCTCCTTCACATCCACATCCAATCCGGCCATGAGCTGGGCGAAGACATTCTTCTCGTCCTCAATCTCTGCCTGGCTGGCTTCCGGCGCTGGTTTCAAGATGCGCTCGCCAATATCAGGGTCAATCAGTTCGAAAATGACGTCTAACGCCTGGTTCCGGTCAACCCGGCCCGTGGTATCCATCATCAGAGCTTTCTCAATGAGCCCCAACTTGGCCGCTACCAGCTCATTATCCAAATCCGCGACGTTGTAGCCCACCGAGACGTCGAACTCTCCCTGAATCTCATCGTGAGTCGCCTTAAGCGGCTTCGCCTGGCCGCTGCCCACGACTCGGAAATAAATCTCTTCAGGCAGGAACTGCTGGCAGAGCTTCAAGATGTGCGTGTCCACCATCGCCAGACCATCCATCCAATTGTTAATCATGTCCTGACGCATGACCTGGCTCTGGACCTTGTTCTGCTCATCGACAGGCCGCCCGAAATACTCGTCACTGAATTTGCGAAGACTTTCCTCCATTTCTACAGACCCGGGGTCATACTTCGGGATGTCCAAAAAGCCGTAATCATCCTTCGCGATAGTAGGAATCTGGACCCCCGGGCCCCACTTATCAGGCGCACTCCCGCTTGGGTAGTAGCTAGGCGGCAGAGTCGCAATGCTAGTGCGGTCAACCCGAGCGTCCCACTGCGTTTTGATGCCCTGCTGCCAGGTAAACCCGATTTCCCCATAGCCGCGTGCATCATCGAGGAGTCGGGACCGGGATTCGCGTTCGATATGGATGAACGGATACTCGCCGTGGTCATAGTCCATCATGCCGTGGTAGGCATATTCTGTCGTGCTGAACGCACTGAAAACGGTGTAAAACACACCAGGAACACCATTTTCGTCGTGTTGACGGCGCCAGACGTGAATCACCTCAAACAGCTCTTTAGTGGTCAACAAGCCGCTGCTGGTGACGGTAGTTGCCCTGAGGGCACCCCGATTATACTGGGCCTCGATATCCAGCGTGACATTGCCTCGCTGCTTCTTGAGCATGAATTTAATCCATTTCCCGCTCCACCCATGCGTTTGCTGGCGCTCAACCAGCTCCGACTCAGTAAGCAGCTCTCGGCGGTAAATGCCGCGAGCCGACTGGATGTCCGTTGTGTCCGGAGGAATGAAAATCTCTTCATTAGGGCGGAGAGCGACGACGCACGGCCGGTCTTTCGCGATATATGGCCGCGGCAAACGAGTCGAGCCCTCTTCACGAAGTTCCCGCACAGCCTTGCGGAGATGCGGTAACTGAACACTTGGGAATCCGAGCTTTAGCGCCTGAATTGCCTCCTTCTCCAACGTCGGGTCTTGGATGAGTTCCGGCAGGCGGATGAGCAGTAGGGCTTCCGGAGGCATCTCCTGGCCCTCTTCTGCCGCCGCCTTCAGCTCGAGGGCAATACTGGCCATCTCCTCCAAGTCCAAGTCTTCGTAGCGTAACTGCTGGCGCCGTTCCCAGAAGATGCCAAACACAGTGCTACCGTTCTCGAGCATGTAATTGGCCCCCAGCCGTCGCTCTCGCGGGAATTCCCTCATCTGAGTGCTCTTCATCCACCTCAGGAGGTTCGTAACTCGGTGAGCGAAAGCGGCATCGTTAGATTCTGTGCCAGAGACCATGACGCGCATCCGCTTGGCGACTACCTGCATCATCGCTACGTCTTCATTGATGTATTTGTCCATCAAGGCGACGCGCGAATCACTAGCCCCCGCCCAAGGGAAAGGCTTCTTACCAGACTCCGCGCTCCACTTTTTACCGTCTCGGGATTGGTGAGCCCAGACGTTGTAACGGGCTTCGTAATTGATACGTTGCCGGTTGAAAATGGAGCGGTCGCGGCGCTCGATGGCGTCGACAAACTGTTCTTTAAGCTCCTTTAGGTCCGGTTTCTCATTCGCCAACTCTCTGAAATCATCTTGCACGGGCGGGCCATTAACAGAGTTTGACCGAACAATAAACCATCAAGTGCCACTCTGAGGCGCACTGAGGCAGACTGAGGCAAACTATCAACGCATCACGTAGCCAGCTATCCTAGCGGCATCCCGTTTGTAATACTTCCGGTAAGTCTTCACGCGCCCCACCTGGGGATTCCCCTGCCAGGCCTGTATTAGGCCAATCTCGCGCTCAGCACGGAGCTTGTGACGGGTCAAGCCAGTGACCACCATGAACTGAGACGGGCTCAACAGGCCCGGCAACTCGTCGAATTCTTGCTGTGTCATAGCTGCTTCATCCGTTAATAACTTCCCCCACCCTGCGTTTCCAACGCGGCCGCATCGAGGTAACGCAACCGAGCCAGCGCCATGTAGCGCCAATTATCCACGAAATCTTTGCACGCACCCTTCTCCCCACCGTTGCCGGTGTAGTTCTGCGCGGCCCAAATGAACTGCCGACAATCCTCACTCACGTAAATACGAGGCTCGTTGATGAGCGGCATAAGGGGTTCCTCTTTGTTCCAAAAGAGCGTTGCGTTGATGGCGATAATACCCTCCTCGATGTCCACTCCAGAAGCTAATCGGAAACGCATGGATGGCGCAGAGACTTCATCCGTGCCTGGCTTGTATTGGATTCTAGCCAACTCACTCACGAGGCACGTTCCACCCTTTTGAGATGCGTGCTGATTCTTGCCAGCACGACTATCGACATAGCGGTCTTGAATGTCTTCGTGCAGCGTGGCCGTCCACGTGTCGGGGGTATTCACCAGGCGACCATCATCCATCTTCAGAACAACAACAGACGTGGAGTCTATCCAAGGTCTCGAATACCCCCCAGTGCTCGCGCTCTTACTGGGTGACTCCACGTCTGCAATGTTCAAGCCGTCCTCTAACGCTTTCTCCTCAACGAGACGGCGGCGATACGGGTCGCGCTCCAGAATTACTCCATTCTTCACACGAGCTTCAATAGTTTCCTCTCTCAAAAATAGCTGTTTGTATTCAACATGTCCGTAACCTAGTGAACGCTGCGCCGGACCAGGGTCGCCATCCCATCCACGTCGAGTGTCGGCCGTGATTTCCCGTTCTGTCGGGACCGCCCACTCACCATAGACCTGCTCTTGAGGCCAATCTCGATAAACGTAATACTTCGGAGGATTACCAGGCACAACGCGGACCCAAATCGTCGCCCAATTCCGTCCACCAGCCGGGTCGGTGAACATGTAGTTCGTTCCTGTCGATGGAAGATTATCAGGTGACACGATGTTCCATGCACCGAAGTAAGGAAACCGACGTTCCGCAACATCACGGCTGTAACCATAAGCCCGGCGTTCAATGTATTCGCTTGGCTTGCTCTGGCACAGAGCCTTGATGTTGACGTAGTGATTTCCAAAAGGGTTGAGAATCGAATGAAAGTAAATCGCACGAGACTTCTCGAAGAGAGGCTCAACAATGTAAGGCATGTGGCCGACAGGTAAACCAGGCACATTCACTCTCTCCGCCAACAATTCAGCCGGTAACGTCTTCACCACCTTCCCCGTCGAACCGAGCAGTTCCTTAATGGTCGGAGTGATGCCGTTAGTCGGCGTGAACGTCCACACCAACTTAGCCGACCTCGATGCCAACCGCAGCTTCAACATGTTCAACCACGGCAGGGTCATGTTTTCATCAGCCCACACACCGATACGCCCCTCGCACCCCTTAGCACCGAGCTCCAACCCCTCGAAGTCACCAGGCTTCTGGCCGTAAGTCAGGAAGTAAATCTCCGAGCGATTAGGAAGCACCAACTTCCCATCGGTGAACCCGTTGGCTAGGGAATACTTAACCTTGTAAACGGAATGGCTCCGACCGTTGAGTGTCTGGATTTGTTGAGGTAGGTATTTCCAGACATACTTGTGTTGAAGCGCGACGCTCGCCTTCTCGTTTTCGTGCATGCAGAAGATGACGCTCTCCGGATAGTTAACCGCGTCCTGCACCGTTCGCTTAGCTGCGTATTCCGATTTCCCGGCGCGGTTCCCGCCGAAAATCATCAATATCAGAATCTTCAACCACAGCAGCGAGTCCGCATCCGCCCAGTGCTTCGGTTCCGTCCCGTAGTCGAATGGGTTTTGCTCGCTTAGCCGAATCAAATTCTCACGGTCAGAATAATACTTCGCTAACTTTTCGTCCCCGCCTGGCTTAGATATCCAGTAACGTATCGCGTCGTCCGCTGGCACCGGCAAGAGCGGGTGCGGTGTCCATTTCAGCGGTTCATCGACGGCGTTGCTCATAGTCTAGGGTCTGTGCTCATGGTTCAGTGTCTCCCTTCTCAAGGCTTTCATCTGCCTCCCAATTCTCTAGCGTCTTCTGGGCGAGTGTAGCTTTTACGCCAGCTTGGATGTATGCCTTGGTCATGTCTAAAAGTTCCGACTTCAACCGCTCTACCTCGGCTTTGAGGGCAGCGTTCTCTGTCTCCAATATCTCGTTGTTGTGCAGAGAATCGACGCGCATCATGCATCGGAGGATTTCGGCGGCGACTTGCGGCACGATGGCGTTTCCAAGTCCTCTAAGTCTGTCCAGCCGACCGGGTAGCCCATCAACCACTCTACCCACTGCGGGTTCAGGCTCCCACCGACAACATTGTGCAGGCTCGGTGAGAAGTCCGCTCGATCTTTGCCATGATGTTTGTTGGCTCTTGGCGTTGGCCAGAGTGCCACGGCTTCCTCCAGCTTGGCGTTGTATTTCCCACGCCGCTTGATGTTGTCCACGTTCTCCCCCATTGCTCCAGAACTCATTGCGGTAGGCCATAATCCACACCCTGTCTCGTCGGTGTCTGGCATCGACGGCACAAGCCGGAACAACGGTCGCTTCTGCGGCGTAGCCGATGGAATCCAAGTCAGATAGCACTTCGTCGAGGCCCATCGTGACATGCCCAGCAACATTTTCAGCAAGCACCCAGCGGGGTCTTGCCTTGGCAATAACCTCAACCATTGCTGGCCAGAGGTGGCGGTCATCATCCTCGCCTTTTCGCTTCCCGGCGTAACTGAAAGGCTGGCAAGGGTATCCGCCTGTAATAAGTTCGATTGTTCCATATTCATTGGGGTTGAGGGTTCTTACGTCGTCGTGGATTGGCACGTTTGGGAAGTTCTTGGCGAGGATGCGTCTTGCCCACGGGTCTATCTCGCAGAAGCCCGCCGTCTTGATTCCGCCCACCATCTGAGCAGCAAGCGCGAAGCCTCCGATACCACTGAACAAATCAAGATGCACAACAAGGCGCTGCATGGAATCACTACCCGGCGGGCAGTTTAGTGCTCATGGTTCAGTTCCTTCTAGTAATTTCTTCAAGCTGTTCGGGGTGCATCGACACGGCCCGTTAGGGGCCATTCCTTCGGGCTTTTTCATTCGGCATCCGTGGTTGCCGCATCCCTCCTTAGTGCGTCTAATGATCTCTGTCCCCGCAGCCTTCAACCGCTCTACCTTTGCTTTGAGGCATGAATTCTCCATCTCCAATAGCTCGTTGACCATTGCTATGGTTTGCCATTTCTGGGGACGTTTAGTGCTCATGTTCCAACTCCAGTTCGGCTATGATGATTGCTGTGTTAAACGCCATCGGCTGAGGTAGCGCCTTTTGAGCCACGATTCTAGCCAACGCCGTGCGGTAATTGTCTGATAACGATGTCAACCGTTCCACCTCGGCTTTGAGTTTGGATTCGGATGCTCTCAGGTTGGCTATTTCGCTCTGGATACGGGAAGCCATAGCGTAAGCCTCTTTAGGTAATTGTGGTTCAGTGTTCATGGTTTAAGTGCATTCTTGGCAACGGTGCATGCCTTTTGGTATGGGATTGACTCCCAAGCGTTAGGAAAAGCTATCTTTGGGATTGCCTCCAACGCCCCCCGCAACCGCTCCACCTCGGCTTTGAGGTTGTTAGTTTCAGCTACCATCTTGTCCCATTCTCTTGGTGACGGCGGCCAAGGGTATTCAGTGCTCATGGTTCTAACTCCACCCTACTTCTAATGAAGGTAGTCAGGTTGGTCGGAGTCAGCAAAGAGACCAGATTGGTAATCGAGTCAGTCCACGGTCCGTCGATTGAAACACTCTGCTCAACTATCACTCTGAGATTGAGCGGTGCAGGCGGTGGCTTAGGTGGCTCAGGCACGTCGCAGCACACGGCCTGGATTGATTCACTCGGGTTGCTAAGCAAACCGTTCGTTCCGATTGCTTGAACCGCGAAGGTATAGGTAGTTCCCACCACCAAGTTCGAGAACGTAGTCCAATTATTCGTGTAATTTTGGACTGTGTTTGTGAACGACACCCCGTCCAGAGTCCCCCAAGCATGATATCCGCTGATGACGTTCGCGCCGGGAGGTTGGTCCCATTTAACAGATAGGTTGTCCGCCAAGAGAGGCAGAGCCAGCAATGTGATTATAAGTAGATTTTTCATGGTTTGTTTTCGAATCCCCCAGATTTTCCTTTTTGTGTGTCGTCGTTATGTTCACCCCTTCTTCACGTCATGCTTAAAAAGCCAACCATTCAATAGCGGCACGGCCCCCGTATCAACATTCGTCTCCAACCAGTTAGCATAGAAATCCCTAAACTGCTCTGGAGCGATGAGAAGATTTCGCAAACGCTTTACGAGCCTAGCCTCAACTTGCGCTCCAAGTTCGTCACGCAAATCGCGTGCGAGGTTTGGGTCGAAGTCGAAAATGGCATTGTAACCAAACGCCCACGTCCTCTTGTCAGGTATTTGCACCTGCGCCCGGTAACAGTCCGATGAGTTAAGTCTGTCTCGAGTTATCTTTTTGGATTTCATTATTATTTTCGTCCCTTCTACTCCTGTTAGTTGTTGTGAATCTTCCGCTCAATTAACGTCTGCACGTGGCGTATCGATTTCCCTACCTCTGGGTGTTTTTCGAATGCCGACTCGATGCTCGCTGTTTCCTTCTCGGTTGGCTCTCTGAGTTTCAGGTTCTCGTCGAACACGAGGAGCGTTGCGCAGTGCGCGCACAACGAGAAGTCACCAGGCCTTGGCCTATGGACCTGCTTCGAAAACATCGGGCTCGCACAATCACTTACGGAACGACAGTTTGGGCAGCGACTTGACGGAAGCGGATTACTTTTTCCGACTTCGAGCTTACCATCTTCCTGACTCACCCCTCCCCCTTTGCTGCCGGGAACGTCTTCGGCTCCTCGACGAGCGTGTAACCCGCCTCGAATGCGTCAGCCGGTGAGAACGACTCGTAGCCATCCGGGTATTTAACCCAGTAACCTCCCGCCACCGGCACGTGGCGACTCATCCATTCAACGGTCACCATGACGGGTTTGAAGAGTGGATTTGCGACACGTAACGCAAAACCGCTACCCAGCTCTGGCAGCTCTTCAATGCTCACAATTTTCAGCGCCCAAACCTCTTTGTGACACTTGTATTTCGGCATGGCGCTCTCCTTCCGAATGACGATGCGCTGCGTTTCTGGTTTTTTAGAATCCATATTTTCTTTCGTTTAGTTTGGGGGTCGCCCGACAATCGCAGCGACCCCCCGGTTACATTGCTTCAATACCTTAGACCTGGTGCGTTCCCTCAACTCCGCGAAGCACTCTGTCGTTAGTCCGTTTCTGCAACCACAGCAGGGCACTCTCGATATGCGTTAACGCGATGGCGTTCTCTCGACACGCAAACGGCCCGCTCTGGAATCCGCTTAACCGATGAGCCAAGATAGCCAGCAGAGCCTCTTGCGTGATGCCGTTAACCCCGCTCTCCGGGATAGGCCCGTTTTGGAACAGGATAATTGACCGTTGGAAGGTCGACTTGTAGCCATTCGGGGCATTTGCTGATGGGTTTTTAGCGGTATCGAAGCCTGTGATGTCGTAGCGATGATGGGCAAATCCAGCGCCTCGTTCATCTACCACTTCAATCTGCAACTCGTCGTTACATGCGTTAACTTTGTGTCCGGTTAGGTGTATCATTTTGGTCCTTTGTTGGTGGTTTCAGTTTCTACGGCGCCGCCGTCATTGAGCCGGGCCGACTTTCGTTGTGGAAGCGATGCCATCCGGCGCCAGAATTTGAGCTTCTGGCTTCTTCTTTCCGCAGAGCTTATCGATTTCGTGTTTGAGATTGAGAATCTCTATCTCTTGGGCCTCCGCACGTTTCATCCACGCCTTACTCGCCGACAGCAAGTCCTTAAACTCATCGACGTAGAAGTCATGCAGTTTCGTCTCCACTAAATCCGGCGAGGTATCGCAAAGAGTTTTCGCGAGCACCCTAATGGATTTTTTGATTGGGTCTTTTGGTTCTTCATCCATAACTCAGTTCTTTCTTTCTTGGTTGGTTGGTTGGTTTCGTTACGTGATTTCAGGTTCGGCACCTGTCCATCCTGGCCCCGTCCCAGGCGTAGGAGTTCCTGGCCCTGGCGCTCCCAGCCCCGGACCAGGCACAGGGGTTCCTGGTGATTGCAGACTCGGCCAGCCAGGAGGGTAAGTGTAAAGAAGTTCCGTGTAGCTGTCGTGCAGCCAACCGCGTTTAGCAAACTCCTCCATCATGCACGCCGCCAGGTCGCAGCCCCGTTTCACCACTTGCTCGACCGGCATCAGTCCCATTTTTGCGCGGCCTGAACTATCTTCTCCATCAGGCATCGCCGTTACCAGCGCGAAGTGCTCGATGAACTTCCGTGCGTGACACGCTTCAAGTGTCAACCCGCGCGTTTCATACAGCTTCAGCTCCGAGTGAGATTGAACGACCGGCTGCCGCCTAGACGGTTTTTCTTCCCGGTCATCTTTTTCATCCCGTTGCTCGAACGGTCCGTTGTTTTTCTCGTCATCAGTCATATGGTCAGGTGTGGTTTTGGTTTTTGTAGTTCGGCGTTTGTGGGTAAATCGCCATCGGCAGAAGCGCCACCGATGTTCATGTAGGCGACCGGCCAACTGTCTGGCTGGCGGGTGAGAGCCCAGGGACTTTCCTGGACGAATTGACGCGCGTTCGCGTTGTAGTAGAGATATTTGCTGGCGAGTTCACCATCGCCGTTTCTCTGTTTGAGCAGGTGCAGTTCGCCATCGTGCCAGGCCTTCACAACAGTCAGTTGCTTCGTCTTCTCATTGATGCCCGCTCGACGCTCATCTTCTTTCTCTGGTGACGCGCAAACCATCCCGTCCAAGTCCTTCAACTCGCGTTCCAAGAGTTGCCATTTCTTCGCCTTCGCCATGTTCCGGTGAACCACCGCGACGTTGTGCGCGATATCGGCCGTTTCTTTAGGCCCGGCGATGTCTTGCTTGCCGGGCGGCTTCCCCTCGTCATCTTTCTTCCGCGAATGAGCGACCAGATGGACGTGAACTTGATGCCGTTTCGCGAAGGAGGATAGCGCGTTCACGAACAGCTCGACCTGCTGGTACTCCTGCTCCGACCGGCCGACGCACATCATCAACGAATCGACGACGAACTGCTCACAGCCATAGCGTTGCCTGGCGTAGACGAAGCATTCCACCAGCTTCTGCCACTTCGCCCGGCCCACCCCGTCCGGGGTGTCCTGCGGGAGGAACACGAGCACCCGCTCCGCGAGCCATTTGAATCGTTCACGGAAACGGCGGGTGCCCAGGTCGACCTTGCTTTCCTCGCTCAGGTCGCAGACTTCGTTCCAATTCCACGGAAAACGCCCGCCGTTCGCCTGGCACCAGAAGGTTTCCAGCGTTTTATCGGGCTCCACCTCCATCGAGGCGACGCATACGCGCTGCCCCTCACTCGCCAGGTGGACCATGACCTGCGAGAGGCACACGGTCTTGCCGTGGCCGCTGAAGCCGGTCCACACCGTCATTTCCCCCGGGCGGATTTTCCACGGAAACGGCCACGGCATCTCAAAGCCCGGCTCAACTCCCCCGGGCGGAAACAGCCGCCGAAGCACCTTATCTTCAAATTCACCCGCCCAAACCAGGTTTGAGGGGTCCAGCGTGACAGCCTTCTCGAACGCCAAGGCTACGTCTTGGGGCCTCAGCCCAGCCATGAGGCACTCGTTGGCGTCCTTGTAGGGCGCAGGAGTCTGAACCAGGAAACATCGCTCCAGGCCAATCCTCTGCGCAATGTCGCGGGCCGCTTTTTGTCCCGCCTCGTCACTATCCAACCAGAGGTAGATGCGTTCAAAGTTCGCCAACCACTCGAAATCCGCCTCAATCCACGGGTCATTCGCGCTTTTCCCGTCGCCAGTGGCCGACTTTGCACCCCTGGGAACGCTAACGCCGTGATAACCGAAGCTGGCGACGCTCAACGCATCGATTTCCCCCTCGGTGATGACAATCACGCCCTTCGGCCAGTGGCCCACCGCAAATTTCAGCTTCTTCCCGAACAGCGAGTCCGTGACTCCGGAGGGCTGCGTCCAAATCATCTTTTTCCCGTCCTCACGGGCTACCTTGATGAATTTGACCATGTAAGCCGACTTACCCAAGCTTACCTCGCCGTCACGCGATTGCGTTTCCATGAAAGGGAATGCAACGGCGTTACCGTCGGCGCTCTGGCCTACCGAATACAGGTCCAGAATAACCGGGTCCAAGCGCCGTTCGTTGACCAGATACCTCTCAACTACGCCATCGTCGAGCATGTTACGCACCTTGCTGTAATCGACCTTTTCCGCGGCCTTTTTAACCGGCATGGTCCTCGTAAACCGGGCTGAGTAATCATCGGCAATGCCGAGCCAGGACCGGGCCTCCTTGCATGCCTGGGCGTAGTTTCCGCCGAGAACCTCAGCCCACAATCCGAGCAGGGTGCGGCTCTTTTTGTTTGCCGCAAAATCACACCACTGCCCCTTTTTGGCCCCTCCACAATGGATTTTCAGCGAATCGCCAGGGCTCCCGTCAAGGTTTCCAATCACGAATTCGGCGCCGACCTTCTTCCCCTGCGGGAACAGATGCGCGAGCACCTGGTCAATCGAATCGCACAACCGCTGGTTCAGTTCGTGAGCGTTCACAGATTCCTCCAAAACGAGGTCGGTTTATCGCTGTGTGCGGCGATAATTTCCTGTAAATGTCCACCGAAGTTGATGTCTAACGCCATCTCACACAACGGCCTAGCAGCACTCGCCCAAGAGGAGAAGTAGACTTCATTGCATGAAATTATCAGCGCGTAACGCGCCAGTGCCCGACGCCGCTCTAAATCGTGAATACCGGACGCAATCACGAGCAATTGCTGCCGTACTGTCCACCAATACCCGTGCGCCACCTCATTGGTCAGCTTCGCCAAAACCTGCAACACCCTCGCATCCTCCACGAACACATCCTCCAGCCATGCCTCATACACTTCCGCCGTAAGTTCCTGAATTTCCATAGTTTACCATCCTTTCATTGTCCGGTTGCTTGTTTCTGAGACTCTTGGAGCCCCTTCAATTCCTCCCCCAACCGATAGGTCTCAGTCGGGTCGACAGCTATCGCGTAGCCGTGTTCGATATTTTCGAGGCGGCTTTTTATTTCGCGAATCCGGCCATTCAACGCGACCGGGTTCGCCGTGGCGGCGCGGTTTTTATCGTCCAAAATGCGTCGCTCAAACGAGGCTGGCCAGTGCGTGACAGGGTGATTCCCCCACCTCCAGGAGCCGTCCACGGTCTTTGCGCCTTCGAAAGCAAGGTAGGTCCGTTTGATTTCCTCTGCTGTGTAAGACCAGCCCAAACGCTTCGCGTAAGCCATGACCTGATTGAACGAAGGAGGAGGATACAGGGGGGCGGAACCATCTACTCTCCTCTCCTCTACTCTTATCTCCTCTCCTCTTATCTTATCGGGTGTGCCTGGGGTTTTCGTAGGGTTATCCTGGGGTAACCCTAGGGTTATTGGACGACCTCCTTTTGCTCCGTTTTTCCAATTTTTTATCAAAGAGGCATTCACAGAGTCCCAATCGTGTATAACGAGTCGGTCGGCCATCACTTCGATGAACCCGGCCGAGGTAGGCGTTAGTCCCCTCGTTAGAGCGGCGAAGAGCTTGCCAGATGGCCGTCCAGAATACTGACAGACAGCCTCCACATAGGAGGCGTCGGCGTGTGCCCAAACCTGCCCTCTCATCTCGCTGGCGCAGTGAGCCCAGAGCCTATAGAGGTAGTGGAGGGCCTTCGGTCCAATCGTCTTCTCGAGCACCAGATATTTCGGGTGCGACAATAGGTCGGATGAAACAATCATCTCAGTATTTTCCAGGAAAACGCGGGCAGTTCCCCACGAGCTCGTAGAGGTCGGCGCCCACGTGTCTGCAGGTCACCTTCATATAGGGCCTGAAATTGGTCTTGGTCTTCACACGGACGCGGCAGAGCTTGTTGTCCAGAATGGCTTGAATGACGTGGGGATTGAGGGTTTTTCGAGGGTGGACGAGGAGGGTGAAGAGGACGGGCCCGGGCCGGGCGGGTTCTTTTTGCGCAACCGGCGAATCCTGCTCCGGTAATCCAAAGGAAAGCCACAGTTTACGCATCCCAGCGTCACTCAGGCAGACTCTACGCTTGTGACGGATGAAGTCTTTCCCTTCGAGGAGCATCCCCACCCTGGCGATGTGAAGGGCTTTGTGGGTGCATCCAAATTTTTCCGTTTGCTCGCTTTCAAGCCAAGGGAACCCGGGGGTAGTTTTTCCGTTTTGCGTATTTTTTGAAGTTTCCATGAGCATCCATTCGTCAAATTAACCGCTTTTGCATCCAAATTTTCCGAGCCCGAACCTATACACTCTCACACGCCCGGCCGCGAGTTCGGGCCCCCCCCCCCCC